GGCACCGTTGGTGAAGCGGATATATGACGCTGTGTCAGCGCCAGAGTTTGCAATACCGAGGGGTTCTGTGCCTGATACAGTCCCCAATAGACCGATGCAGGCACTAGACCCACCATTAACGCTAAACAACTCGCCGGTATTAACTAGGCCGGTTCCTGTTGTCCTGATTTTTATGCCACCGCTGGCGTACATATACCCCGCCCCCACGTTCGTCGTGCCGCCGACAAGGAAGCTGCCGTCAGTGCCGAAGCGCCCGCGCTCCGTATCGTTTGTTGCAAAAATAATTGGGGCGGATGATTGCGCGTCAAAGGTTATGCCGCCAGCACCGCCGTTAGCGATGAAAAGGCCGTTTTGAGCGAGAAGTCCCGTAGAAGAAAATCCACTGCCCCATAGTGTGATTTGCGAGGTAGCAGACCCGTTCGACAACCTAAAGCTAGAAGCTGCGGATGCCCCACCACTGTTGTTGAGAAGTTGCGCTATGCTGGTGCCATTCTGGCTCTGCGTAATATCCAGAATATTGCTCGGCGTCATGCCGATGCCGACATTGGAGCTAAAATTAGCCGCAGCGCCCGTCAGGGTGCCGGTCAGCGTCGGACTGGCCGACAGCACCATATTCCCCGTGCCGGTCACGGCGTTGGACAGGGTAACGCCGCCGTAGGTGAGGGCGGCTGTGATGTTGGCACCCGCAATAGATGTGCTTCCCGTCAAGGACACATTGGCTAGGGATGCAGTAGAATTTCCCAAGCCAACACTTGTCGATCCAATCGTCAACGTTGTGTTGAAGTTGGAATCCAACTGAGACAGAGGAATAGGAGATGTTGCAGTCGCAAATGTATAAGGTACGCCAGTCATTTAGAACCTCGCTCTGAGTTCAAACTCAAGCTCAAAAGTGTTGTAGGTAAAACCACTAGAATTGCTTGTCATCGTGTAGCCAATGTATTTGCCCCATTGCTGGGCATCCGACTTGTAAAGATAGTATCCAGCGCTACCGCTCAACCAATTAATCGTAGCATTGGCGTTGTTCTTCCAAGGGATGATCGTACCACTGTTGTTCTTCCAATCCGAAGTGTTGGACAGAACATAGGTCGGGCTACTGTTTGATTCGCTATCAACGGTCAGGTTAATGCTGCCACCATTGGTTAGGGTAGCTTCTACGCCCAGTTTCAGGGCTTGCTTGTCACGAATGGGATCGGTCAAAAGCCACAAAGCCGTTTGCACCGTGGAATTAACTGGTGCCGTGGCGTTCTGATACATCGTGTATAAGTTTTTGCCACTCACCCCAAACAGCTTCAGAATACCGCCAACCGGGGAGCCAGCCACCAGGTTGATAGTACCTTGACTGGTGATGAACCATTTCTTGTCAAAGAAAACCGCCTGTATCCAGCGGCTACCGCCCACTACAAGGTTATTGCAGTAGAAATTAAAGGCGGCGCAGAGGATGTTATTGATGATGACCTGGCCGGCACTGATAGGCTTTGTGAAGTCAATCAGCGGGTAAATGCCATCAAGGGCATCCGACAGCTTGACGGTTGTAGATCCGATAAGGCCATACACGCCATAGTCATTCTGGAACATAACATAACGGTAGTACGGAAAGATTGAGAACGGTCTACGGCTTCCGATAGATGCGCTGATGTTTGTATTTGTAAAAGATGTTGTCCCTGTGCTGTTGACCAGGACATCGCTAAAGACGTTGATGGAGTCATCGCCATATATGTAAAGGAAGTTATTGGCGGACAGCATGGCAAGGATGTTGCCGTGCAACGTCGAGTCTGTAATGAAAACACTGCCAGCAGACGGGCTGATGAAATCGTTAAAGTTTGTCGCCGCTGAATAGACTACTTGGCGGCCTTGAGACACCCAGACTCGGCCAGAATAGGTGGCTACATCAGTGACAACATTTGACTGAATCTGCGTTGTGACACAGGCATTGGCGCCATCACCTGTAATCGTGACAGTGGGGGCAGAAGTGTAGTTATTGCCCACATTTGTCATAATGACATTGATGATAGAGCCATTGCTGATAATGGCTGTGGCTGCGGCGGAGTTGTCTCCACCACCTCCAGAAAAAGTAATGTTGGCTGAAGTGTAATTGGATCCGCCGCTTTGAACCGTGGCAGAGACGGTTCCAGTGCGGAACGTGATATAAGACGCTACAGCCGACGCACCCGTTCCAGTGCCGCCAGACAGCGTAATAGTAGGGGAAGACGTATATCCCGTACCCGGATTGGTCAGGACAATACCAGAGACAATGTTTCCGGTCAGTACAGCCTGACCAGTAGCCTGTATACCGCCCGCCTGGTTAGGCGGACTGATAACAACGGAAGGCGCCGTGTTATAAGCAGAGCCGACATTCGTCATGCCAATGGCACCAACCGATCCTAATTGAACGGTGGTGTTTCCATCATAAACAAACAGACCCTTGTTAGGGTCGCCAATGATGGCGTAATCGGAGTTAAACTGTGCCGCTCTGACGTTGCTGTTGCTGAATGTTCCGGCAGTGGCAATTGTGACCACATTTCCAAGATCAACGTCGTAAAATTGGGAACTGCCATCATCCTGGAAGGTAGCCAGGTATGTGCTCCCTTTTACTTCAACGCTTGTCATAGACGTTACGTTGGCAACAAAAACAACGTTGGCGCTGGTGTTGTCCAGTGACGGTATGGAGGCAGGAATGATTTTTAGATTGCCGGGACCAATAGGCTGGGCATTTTCCAACCAAGAAAACTCATCGTCCTGAATGGCCGTGCGGTTAGCCTTAGTGTTCAAAGCCTTGAAAGACTTTGAAATGTGGTACTGTTTTTTCTGTTCCGCTGCTGCTGCCATGATTAGTAGGGCGTACTATATGGGTTTGGCAATCTACGGGTGTAGACCGTAGCCAGGACGTTCTGGACTTTCTTGATGTATTCCTGTTTGAATATCTCGCTTTCCCCGAAGGCTTGCTCTTTGTACTTGGCTTGGTGGCAAGCGTAGAAGGCAACAGGGCCGGTGAACTCAAGAGGGATTTGCTCAATGCTTGAATCATCTACCAAGTCATTAGGGGCAATGATGGTGTCGAGTTCCGTGACGTAGTTCTGGTCCGGGACTGGCGACAAGTAATACTTTCTCTGTCCATACATAGAGAAAGCGATGGGACGCCCAACATAGTTCTGCCAGAACCGGAGTTCTGCATTGAACTGCGTCCAGGGCAGATACCGCATAGGAACGCGGGTATTGCCCCAATACAGATTGATGTTCAGAACGTCATAAGTATTGCTCCCATACGGGAGGTCATCAAGGCTATAGACTTCTTGATTAAGGATTGCCGCTCCGGTCTGTAGCTCACGCAAACAGCCGGTGTCTCGAACAAGACGGTTTCTGGCAATGTTAATATCGTCGGTAAGTTCTTGATCGGAATAAAACGCGCCCGTAGCGTCGTGCAAAAGCCTACGGCACTCCGTAATATAGTCCGACAATGCCGACATTTAACACCGAACCTATCATGTTATATGAGCGAGCTTTCCCCCTCCGCGTTTCGGCGTGAGGGGTACTCGCTCCACCACCGGGGATAACGAGTGGTGTTTTCCTGGATTTTCTTCTGTGATTACAAACTTAGACAGCTTTTCAAGCGCCGCCTCCATATCCATCCTGGTCATAGTCCAGCCAAGACGGATCAGATACGGTTCCTTGTTTGCATCTTCGTATCCGAAGATATGACGAGCAGCCTCTACGGATATTTCAAGCGGTTTGCCGGGAAGGAATTTATAGACCTCCCCGGCATAACCGTCTTCAAACGCCGCGTCAGTGTTGTTCGTCACAAACACCATTACGGATTCACCACATCGCCAAAGATGTAAACGTCAACGTATCCGTTGGCCGTAGCACCAGCCGTGACGTTCAAATACAGCGTCGGGGAGATATTCCCGTTGACGCAAGTCGTATTCGCCGTCGCAGACAGGGGCAGGTCTTGATACGTGTTCACAGCCGTCAAAGTCGTAAGAGCAGACGCATTGACAACGAGATTACCGCCGTCTTTGGTCTGGCCGATGCTGACAGAAGTGCCACTGACATTACCGTTGGGATTCCGGACAGTGACCCTGCGAAGGATCACGGAACCGGAAGTCGTGGTGTTACCACTCTGAGTCAAGCCGCCACTCAACATGGGAATGGCAATCACGGCATTGGCAGCGGTGCCAAGGCTGACGCCCTGGACAGTGCCAACAGCATAACTGCCAATATCCTGCGGAGTAGAACTGGCAAGATTGTTCATACTAGCCATTGGGAAGCCTCCTTAAGATGTGAAGGTGCCCGGAGCCGACTCACCGCCGTTGACCGTAATGAGAACCAGAGTGCCGTTGGTGGTGCAATTCGCATAGGTGTTGACACCATCCGAAAGCACCAGGGTGGCCGAGTTGGCCGCCACAACAGTCACATAAGAACCCATGTTAGCCAGGATCGTGCAATTCGCCGGGGTATTAGCGTAGTAAAGACCCGCAGGAATGGTCACGTTGGCCGCAGTGGTGATGGCGATATTGGCGTTCTGCCAATAGGCACCAGCGGTGTTGGTAGTGGCGTTAGAGCCGGCAAGGATAAGTTTATTAAGGGCCAAAGCCATTGGTCATCCTCCTCAAATACTAAGAGAGTTGAAGTTTTTGACCTTGGTCATCGACTTCGGCTTCGTGCTGACCAGTTCGGCAATCATCAGCACCGCGCCGACATAACCGATCTGCCAGTTGGGCAGGGTCGATTCAAAGCCGGTGAACACAAAGCTGCCCTGATCGTGGATATACAGCGACAGGTAGTTCGAGTTCAGCAGGTACAAAAAGCCTTCGGGGCAGTACGGGTCCGGATAAATCGGGACGCCGGCCACCATCAGAGCGCGGAACGCGGCCTGAGGACCATTCGCATCACTGTCAAAGCCGGAGCCGGGGGTGATGACGTACTGTTCCTGACCAACATAGTCCTGCGCCAGCAGGGTCCAGGTGCCAAAGCCGCAAACGCCAAAGGACGGCACTTCCGCACCGTTTTTGACCGTGCCGCTGATGTACTGAAGCACATTCTGGCGGGTCGGGTTGACGTTGTTGGCGTTGTAAACCTTCGACTTCCACCAGCCATAGGTGGAGCGATTGATGTTGCCGTAAGTGCTGGCGCCAGCAGTGGTGCCATCGTCAACGGCAGCGGGGAGGCCGGTGAACTGCTGCGTGTCCGATGTGTTGTTGTACAGCGAGGTCGCCATAGCATCCATCATCACGTTGGTCGCATCGTTCATGCGGGCTTCGATCAGCGGGATAACCGCATAATCCTGCTGCACCGCACCTTCCATTCCGAGGAACGGAACGGGCGCGATCATCAGCTTGAGATTAAATTCGGCATTGTAAGCGCCCTGCTGGACAGCCGGCTGCTGGAAGGAGCCGCTGTAGTCAGACCACTGAGCATTGACGAACTGAGAACCCTGAACCGGGACAGTAACGGACGAAACACCGCCGCTGGCCGACTGAGAGTTCGCAATAAGGGCCGCCAGGAGCGGCGTAGAATTATAAAGCTGAACAACCAGCTTCGGGATAAACGCACGCCGAGTGACATACGTCAACTCCGTATATTGCTGCGAACCCGACGCTGGAAGAATACCACCACCAATGGGCATGGTTTATCTCCGTTAATGACTATCCCCTAAAAAGCCTTAGTAGCCCACAGGCTTCGGATTCTTCCGAAGTTCGTTGAGGGCTTTTGCTGCTTCATCTCTCGCCGCCATCGCGGGGTTCTTCCAATACTTGGCAAGAACATCGCGGGCGGTCTTATCCATAACGTTGGGAGCATAACCCGACGGTGTGGGGGCAGCGGATTCATTCATCCACTTCCAGTAATCCGCAGCCGTTTCGTGATTGGTAATGCCTTTTTCCAACATAATCTTTTCCACTTCGGCAACCTGGTCTTCGTTGTCGAGCTTATGCTTGGACATAAGCGAACGACGCCGACGATTCAGTTCTTCCATCGCGTCACGTTCTGCCAGCTTGTTTTCAAGCTCCTGCACCCGCTGCGCCGACCTTTCCGAATACTTCTGGACGCGATCATCCAAGTCGATTTCGGGAATCGGAATGTTGGGACGCTTTTGCTTGGCAAGACGCAGGAACTGGTTGCGGGTTTCGGGGCTGTCAGCCAGTTCCCGAGCCAGCAAGGCCAGTTCGTCACGCGCGTCCGATGAAAGGTCTTCCAGAGTAGCCATAGTAATCCCCTATGTTCCTTAAATGACTTTCTTGGTGTCGCCAGGATGACTCAGGGTCATCTTGTTCTTATGGCCGGCCTTGTTGCTGCCGGTCAGGCCACCAAATTCCGAGAAGCGCGGCGTATTGACGATCTGGCCGTTCTGCTGGTTGTTATCGGTGGGGCGACGGGGCTGCGAAGAACCGCGCGGCTTAAAAAGTTCCATTGTGAATCCTCACATTCCGGGGATGGGTGAACCGGGGATGCCACCCGGAGTTGGTCCACCTGCCCCTGGAGGGGGCGGCGGCGGGACAGGGGGTGCCATCGAGCCACCAGGGCCGGCTTGAGCAGGGGAACCGGGGCGCGGGCCAAGAATGGCAGAGACTTCCGGGGTGACATTGCCAGCTTGAGGCAACGAGCCAAGAAGCTGCATGATTTCCGCTGGCTGAAGTTCTGCACTGCGAGATTTGCGGGGGCCAAGAAGACCGCTCAAAGCGCGAAGGGCTGCCATAGCCTTCTGACCTTCGGGGGATTCGCTGCCCAGGGCGGGAAGAGACTGCTCAATCAGGTCAAGAGCCATGCTCAGATTGACCAGGGCACCCTCTTTAGAACCCATCTTGGGTTCCGGGGTTGACATCGGAGAAGTCATAGGACCGGGATTTGTTTCCGCATCCGTAGCAGCGCCAGTCGGAGCGCCGCCTCCCCCCATCTGTGAGGACATTAGCGCTGAAATACGATCCGGTGCTGCGGCCATGTACTACCCATAGCCCGATAACGGGCGGTTAAAAAACGTTCCCGTCGATGTAAATACCAAATTTGGGGGTGCGTCAATACGTCGCAACAAATGGGGGGATATGTTTTTCTTCCGTCCCCCCTCGGAAATTAACACACGGGGCTAACCCGTATGTTAGTTAGCGCTTCGACTTGCGAGCGCGCTTCGCCTTACGAGCCATGTGATGCTCTCCTTGGTTTGAGTTGTATCCCCTTGAACTTGTTGGTCTTACCGCTTCTTGCTACGGCCAGACTTCTTCATCTTCTTATACATCAAAGTCTCCTAGCTGCGCCTAGTTGAGCGCCCTATTGTTTTGGTAGCCGGGGATCGGATACCGCTTACACGATACTGCAATCCTGCCGGTTTGTTAGCCCCTGCAATATCTCTTGTAGAGACTCTGGGTTGGTCTGCGGTTGATTTAACGTCAGCCACCCTTGGCCCCCTTAATTGGTTTGACGTTGGACGGCTGAGAGGCAGCTTGCTGCTTCTGCTCCCGCTCCATCTTTTTTAGCCTCTTCTTGAGAAGTTGCTTCATGGGAGGATCAAGCAAATCCAAAAGGCTTTCCTTGTCAATAGCCCCAGCTTTGAGCAGGTTAAAAGCCAACTGCCGCATATCTTCCATGAAGATCGGGCTGTTGCTGTGAGCGTCCACCTTGACCGTGTAATCCTTGGTAAACTGCTCGATCACAAACTTGTTTCCAAGGTCATCGGTGTAGTGGGTTGCGTCATGCGATTGCAGCAGTTTCATATATTGGGTCGCCACTTTTTGCAGCGAATCCTCAATGATAAGGGCGCGTTTCTTGGTGCGCGAAGAACCCAGACGGGCAAGCTGAGAGGCGTGTCCGGACGAGCGAACCCCCTGCTCTCCGCGCCCTGACAGGATGGAGGAAATACCGCTGGCTTCCTCAAACATCGCGTCAATTTCTTGGATTTCCCGGTACAAATTATCGGGCATTTCTGGGGCCAGGGATTCCACCTTGGCGTTGGGCATATCAGAACTTAGCAAGCCGCCAGGACGGTTCAGGGCAAAATTCCGTTCTTCCTGGATGCCGGAAAAGCCCATCATAACCTTGGGCGGATTAACCTGGCGGGACAAAAGGTCCAGAATCTCAGTCATGCGTTTATTCCGCATCTGCTGAAGCAGGATAAGTTTCTGGACTTCGCTCTGCCCCCAAAAGTAGTCGTACTGCGGATTGGGACAAATCTGGATAAAAGGCAATTCGCCCTTCAAATACAATTCCTTGCCCGGACGGTCATAGATAATAACATCTGGGTCGGCAATGGTGACGCACTGGTAGTCTTCCTGGTCCGAATCCCAGACCCACAATTCCTTCATCTGGATGGTGTCTTCGGCCACTTCCGCCTTCATGCGGTTAAAGCCGTACAAATCCAGGTTGACTGTGCCGTAAATAGTTGGATTGGTTTGCGAAAGAACGATGCGGTCTATGCCAGCAGGGACGTTCTCGACCTGGTGCTTGGAGCCTTCTAACCGGGCAAGGATTCTTTCCCGGTTTGGATGAGTATACAGACGCGCCCGTAGCTCACTCTTTGTTATATAATAGCTATGAACAATGGCTTCTTGGCGGTCTGTATGGGTGCTATCCTCTCTCAAGACGCCAAGGCTACCGGGATCAACCATGTAGGCGTTGATGCCGTCGCGCCAGATCAACTTGATGAAGGATGAATTGTAGACCAAAGCCCAGGTTAGGGCGGTCAAAAACACTTTGTCCCCGCCCGAATCCATCCATTTGTCGTTGAGGGCTTCGACAAGGATACTCAGCTTATTGTATTCATAATCAGGGGCCGTGGACCCCAGGTGTACGGTAAACCGGGTCGTATCGGCGGCGTACAAAAAGCTAATAAGCTGGTCAATGGTGGGGTTGATTTTGTTGAATTGGGCGGGACTTTCTTCCGGCCCCGCGCCAAACAGAAACCATGACCTAAGACTTGAATAGTCGGCCTTGCGGGTGTCCCGCGAGACAAAGCATTTCTCAATCAAATCGTTAAAGAAATACTCACGCTGTTCAAGGTCTTGGGGGAGTTTCATTTAATCTTTAAACCCTCATGGTCAGGCACGTAACTGGCGGTAGTTGGACCGCGAAGATTCCCCACATCTTGGGGTTTTACACTAACCTGCTCGCCCCGTACAGACGGAAATGCTTGGCCGGACATGATCGACCCCATGTTGAACCCGCCCTTGTTTCCCCACATAGCGGCATCGCCGGGACGCGGTTCCCGAACCTGGGGGGGAGGGGTGGGAGGGGTCTTGTTGTTTCGGGTAAGATAGCCCTGCTGGCTTTCGCCTTCCCGCGTGGACTTGATGTTTGTCATCTTAAAGTCCTCGGCTAAACCCTTGAGGTTCTTGTCTGCGGATTTGGTCCGGTCTGACAGAATGGCGGGTGCGGCAAGCTGTTCCTTGGGCTTGCACCGGCACCTGGCGGCAGGGCAGCGCACAGCGCCTTCGGCAAAAGCGTCAAAATAACCGTGTTTGCTGCAAAAGTAACTTTTCAAAATAGCCATTTCACAATCCCCTATTTCTCAAATTGCTCTTTGAAGGTTGGTTGGGTGTAGTCGTTGGCGTTTCGCAGCCCAATTTTCAATTCTATCTTCCCGTTTTTCATCTGCAAACCCAAGCTGCGGCGTAACTCGGGCTGCGGTTCCCGACGATATTCGACATATTTAGTGCGGTCCCGGTTTTGCATCAAGCGGACTTCCCCGCGTTCTAGGGCCTTGAGCGCCTTCTCAACCCGCAATTGGACCATCGGGGTAAGGGTTTCCCCCCCGTGGAATACCTTTCGGAAGGTCAGTTTTGAGATTCCGGCCAGTTGGCAAAACAGTCTTTCGCTTAAAACCCGGTCTTCGTCTGCCAAAAACCGTTTGATAGCTTCTCGCATCTGCACACGGGTCATCATCTGGAACCGTATACCCCGATATTTTTGAGATAATTGGATACCCCTTTGCCAACGGCAAGTTGTTCGGGGGTGTATTCTTCCTGCTTTTTATTGACCTGACGGGTAATTCTGCCGGCCAAAAGGCGGGGTTGAAGCTGTTCTGCGTAGGCCGCAGCGGCTAGGGCCGTGGCGATAACCCTGTCATCCTTGCCCCGTCCATAGGCGGCAATGCTGCCCTGGTCGCGGACAATGCTTTTCATTTCCTCAATGAGTTCTGTGGAATAGACGTTCATAATCCCGCGTTCAAAATAGTCTTTGAAGTAGGAAAGCATCCGTTCCTTGGACTGGGTGGTGGTCATCCAGCCAATGCTATTGCTCATTCCGCCCAGCGTATCGTTCCTGCGCCAGATATAATTCTGCATGTGGGCAAGGACGTTCATCAGATCGCGCCCCTGCTGGCTATTCATAGAGGTCGCCTGACGTTTCAGGTTTTTCAATTCGTTGATGACCGCTTGACCGGGGCCATTGACTTCCAGATTCAGGGTTGAGTTCTTGTAGGCGCCGGCAAGGTGGGCGATGACCCAGGCAAACTGGTAGGTATTCATTTCGCTGGTGTTAAATTCAGCGACTTGATCCATGCCATCGGCGTAGCAGCGGAAGACCTGAATACAAAAGCGGTCTGCCCAGTCGCTACTGCCATAGGCGGGGTCTGCCCCAATGACATAGTACCCGTTGTCTACGGGTTCTTCCCACACCTTAAGGGTCGATAGGCGTTCTGTAGACTTGATGACTTCCGTATCTTGGAAGTAGGCGCCCATCGCATAGCGATAATGGTCAGGCAGGTTTAGCTTGGAGGCTTTTGCTGCGTCGGTGCAGCGTGAATTTGAGAAGAAGCTGGTGCCTGT